TCTTCAGTATTAGGATTCGCGTAAACATCTTTCTTGGTCGATAACTCACACATCAACAAAAGCTGTCTTTTCTTCTCGTCGCCTAAATCCTGAACCGTCCGAACTCGATAATTATTACCGTCATACTCAATCCAGTTCTCACTTGATATGCCATCGCGGTATTTAATCGTTATAGTGTGAGTGAAATTCGATCCAAGATTCTTGAATCTATCGGCAGCTATCCCGCTTAATTGGCTGATATTAGCCCATATTGACGCAACGTCAGAGAATGTCCCTGTAAGCGAAGACGTTCCAGAAATAGCGTCAGCGAAGGTCTGAAGCTTGACGTATTTATCAAGCTCCCCTATTCGCTTATTCTTTCCTTTGCGTCTTTTGGGCATTTAGATATTCCACATTCTTTTTTGTTTCGCTATATCCAGAATAGAAAATCTTATGCTTTCTGGAACTTCATCGAATGCAACTGGCTCTCTATACTCGAAGTAATGAGTAGCTAATTGCTTGATTGCTGTCTTTATGTCTTCCGGAACAAAGGTTGCGTCAGCCCCAAATCCTGCAACATACTGAACTTGAAAGCCTTCTGCTATTTGACCGATTGACGGCCATGAATAACCAGACTTCAGCGCAACTCTCGCGCTTTCTTTAGCTACATAATAATTCGAAGCATCAACGGTTGTCGAACTGCTATCTTCCGCGAACACTTTTATTGATGTGACTGAATCAATACGCCTGAATCGAAGATCAAAGAATTGACAAGGTAAAACGTCAGAGAAAGCCGTATAAGTCTTGTTGATTAATGCAATTCCCGCAATCTCTTCGAACTGAATACGGGCTGATTTAGTCAGGCTATCGAGCAAGTCATATTCAACCGTTTGAACGTCCTTGATGAATTTAAGCATATCATCTCTCGTCACTGGCTCCGTTGCAGAATCAGTATCAAGTCGATATACGAACTTAAGGGGTTCGGTATTAAACTGGCCCCCTCCGCTCGGCTTCTTGTATTTCCCAAGCATTATTTAGTTTCTTTCGGGCCTTTGCCTTTTTTATTTGATTCAGGTTTTGGCTTTTCAGTCTTAACGCCTGCTTTTTTGCGAATCTCTTCGTCTTCCTTAGCCTTCAATTCTTCAGCCTCTTTCTGCGCCTTCTCCGCCTTGGCTTCAGCTTTCTTGTCATCTTCGCTCGAAAGACGTTTTGCAAATCCGTTTTTGACTGCTATTGCTGCTTGAGAATCCGACAACTCTATTTCGTCACCAGTCTTAAAAGGGACGATATTAATTCCGTCCACTGCGAATTCAACTTCTTTTGTAAATTTTACTTTAGTCATTTTTTTAACATTTAATTGTTTAAGAAAAAGGGAGGACAGCCCAAAGACCGACCTCCCTTAAATGCAATATATATCAGTTAGAAACTTACTGAACAGGCTTGTTGTGAGCGTTGCCCTTTTGCGCTACAATCGAAACAGGAATGCCGTTTGTGTGTGTCCCTGTCAGGGTCACTGCAATACGAGCAAAGCGTTTGTTTCCGCGATAGCCGATAGTCTTGATAATGTCATCCTCTGCAGGATCATTGATTGTCAAGAACAGCCCGAGTGCCGCCATTGACTCACCGTCAGGCAATAACACATGGTTATCGTCAGTCACGGCAGTATAGCCAGAACCGAGCGTATCCGATTCCTCAAGCTTAAGCTCGGCGTAAACCGAGCCACTCAAGGTATCACCTGAAACACCAACAGCAACGTCGATGTTTACACTTTCAAACCCCTTTAAGTCAACCCCTACGGAATTGGCGGAAGCAGTAAGAACCTGTGGAGTTAGCAGTTTAGCTGCTAACAGATTATGAAATAAGTCTTTCATTTTTTCCTTTTCTTTTGAATTAAAGATTTATGATTTCAATTAAGTTGAGACAACTTGAAACTTGATTGCTTCTTCACGGCGAACATCGCCACCGATACGCTGCTTGAACTTGTAACCGATGAACGGCTCGTATTTTTCAACGAAACGCTGTAAGTAAACCTCACGACGCTTAACGATGCAATAACCGAAGTTAAAGTCACCGAAGGCAAGAGGCAATGCCCCGCCTGCGATTGCTGGCATGTCTGGACATTCAACAACGCGCTTTCCGAGCATCATTGGTTCAGGCGATTTACTGAAGTCAGTAATCAGTGAGTAATCACCTGATCCATTCTTGAGCAAACGAATTGCGGCTACTGTGTCGGCTGCTGCTAAGAAAATAGCATTCTTGCGATAAATCGCCTTTGGCCCGTGATACAGGTTGACAATACCGTCAGTTGTAAGCGCGGTTGCACTACCTGAGACGATTCGTTCAATCTGGCCTTCGCCTGTTCCTGAAGGATAAGTCAAGAAGCCTACAGGGCGACCCGGAACGTTCCCGTTAAAGAACGCGTCATTTGAGCCAGCTGCGAAGTCTTCGCCAGCTTCAACGCCAAGCCAGTTGTCGATATTCTCGTCAGAGTCTTCAAACATTTCCGCGCCGACAAGAGTAAGAGACTTGCCGAGATGAGCGGTGATTTCGCGCATTCCGCGAGAAGGCCCGCCTGTTTCGGTTGTTGCATCAACTTCGTTGCTCCAAGTAAATCCAACACCACCCTTTTTATTAACAGGGAAGGTTGCGGTATTACCTTTCGGCAAGGTAATGACTTTACATTCCTGTTGGAGTGGCGACAACTCGCGATGAGTTAAGTCGAATGATTCCTGCATTTGATCCGCGATCAGATAGCCCGCTTGAGGGTCATCATTGGAAACAAGAGCTTTAACTTCAACGCCTCCTGGTTTAACGCCAGTCTTAATATACAGCATACGCGCTTCATTAATCGCTTTCTGCTCGGGAGTAACAGCCTTTTTGCCGTCAGCATCCAGAATAGGAGCGCGATTGATTGCAGTTTGCAATTTCTTCAACTCGTCGCGAACGGCTTTTTCGTTCTCGGTTACAAGTTCAGCTAACGCCTTAGTTTCATTCTCTAAGTCGGCAGGAGCATAGCCCTTTGCTTCGATGGCCTTAAGACGCTTGTCATTCTTTGCGTGGAGCGCGGCGTTTGACTGCCCCGCTTCTTCGATAAGAGCTTTTAACTCTTCTATTTTTGTTAAATCCATTTTAGTATGATTTTAATTGTTCATTTTGTTTACTCACCGTTTCGATGAGTGACTTCAAGTCGCAATCTACAGGCTCAACGTCGCGCTGAAACAATACAGATATAGCCCTTTTAGCCTCGGTTTGTGAACAATCAGCGTCACGCAAGATTTGTTCTAAATTCTTTTTCTTCCAGTTTATTTCCTCTGGATCGGTCAACTCCTTAAGTGATTTAACACTTGAGACTCCTGCCTTTGGGTTCATGCCCCATATAACAATTGAGTATTCCCATAGGTCGGCCTTCGTAATATGCCTAATTCCCTTCTTGAAGAATGCGCCACCTTGGGCAATCGTAAATCCTACAGACAGAGCAATCTTGATTTTAAGCCTCTTAGCTTGCATCATCATTGCATGACCTTCGCGCCCTGCTTCTTTTAATAAATTCAATTCAGCCTTAACAGGAAGACCTTTGCTGTCTTCTCCTGCCCATATACCAAAGCCTGCGTTATTCATTACTGATGCTCTGTGGTCAAGCAATACAGGGACTTTTCCTTTGTTCTTTGCGATGGACTCAGCAAAAACCCCAGGCTCAAACATGTCGTCGCCAAGGTCTTTATTTCCGTAAACAGCTGCATGACCTTCAAATTGGCCCTCTTCGCTTACCTCTTTTACTTCAAACTGAAATATTTTTCTATCCATCTTTTAAAAACCTATATGATTATTGTGTAATTTTCAATAAAATTATTTCATCGCCTTCTCTATTCTGTCGAGCGACTCGCTTATGTGTGTAAACTTTTCATCGCTGACAGCTTGAATCCTCTCGATTACGACAACCCTTTCCTTGAGCTTCTCCCCGTCTTCCGCAGAATAGGAAAACGTTAGGCTGTAACTGAACAGTGATCCTATTGCGACCACTATTGCAGCATAAGCTAATTTAGAAGGCAGGCTCGCAAACCCGCTTATTACTTCATTTTTTGCATTACTTTTTGGCATAGCTAGTTATTTTATTACTTTCGCAGCACCACAGCCGAAGTGAAAAAAGACTATCGCGCTGACTCCGTGCTTAATGTAAGGGGTGATTACGAAGCCTTCCGCTACTACGGATTTTATCTCATCACCAAATTTAATTAACCCGAATAAGTATTCTTCAGGCTTTGATTCGTAAAGGTATGTTACGGGGATCCAGTCGCAAAAAGCCACAATCAACAATCCAATGAATGCCGTAAAAATAACCGCAGCCACTATAAATCGTCTTGACCATGAATCATGAGAACGCTTTGCAGCTTTGTCGGCTGAATCATCATTGCCCTGTTGCTGCTTAAGTGACATCTGGACGGTAGAGACAAAGTTTGCCTGATCCTGTGCTCTAAGGCGTATAATAGCACCTATAGAGCCAGCCACAAGGCCTGTGATCATCTCTGATGGAATATCGTTAAGCATTTTTATTGTCGTGACTGCTAGCTAGTCCGTTCTTCTTCTCCCATGACCTTGCTCCGACAGACCCTAATAGCCCTGTTAAAGCAACCATCAAAGGCCCTGTGTCCATTGTAGGGATCTCTGAGGCATTGAACTCAACCCCTGTGTATTTCGAGACTACAACGAAGCAGAAAACAAGAAACGGCTGAATTAAGAACAAATACCCGAAAGCACTACTGATGACCCAACCGAAATAAGGCCTCCATGCAGAGTCGAGAATCTTTTTTAGTAATGGGTTATTCATCCGAAATTACTCCGTTGGTTGCGGTAACTCAATGTCGACTATGACAAATTTCGGGTCTGAATACTTCTCCAACTTCTTGACCTCGATCAATATAAGGTTATTCACAAAATCCTCTGAACCCACCCCTGTTGTATTCGGCTGATTAGCGTCTAGGTCTGGGAGATAAATCCTATCATTTAAAACACTGCCGAACTCTCCCGGATCTTGAGCGACAAAAACCGTTTCATTTGCCCATGTGATCAATATAAACGTGCTTTTAGCAAAGTCCATCTTGACGGTGGCAACCTGAACGATGTTCCCTGTCTCGGTGTCCTTAAGAACCTCAACTGCGTTTAAGTTAGCAACCATGACGATTGCGATAAATAATGATAGTAATAGTGTTTTCATGATTGTTTTATTGTTAAATTAAGTTTCGCCTAAATACGTAACCGTGAGATTTGCATATTCCATTGTATATTCTATTGAGCCTCCATTGTCGTGCCTAACCCTTATATCTAGATCAAGAGGCGCGCTAGTCACATCCAATATGCCAGAAAATGAAGCTGATCCAACATCGCCAGCAACGCCAAGCTTGCGCACAAAGTGCAATGCATCAACCTCAGTTCCGTCAAGAAATGCTGCAACAAAATAGGTGACATTGTTCGTGTCGCCGGTAAAGGAACTATTATGAGACACCATATAGTATCCTGTTTTTGTTATGGTGATTTTATTATTAGCCACATCTGCAGTGCAATTAGAGCTTTCACCATTATTCGCGAAGCCTGTAACTTTAACATAAGAAGCTCCTGTCACTATGCTCTGCGCTGATGCTCCTGCATCATGAACGTGGATATTGGCAAAAGTTCCCGCTTCTGTCACTCGACCCGATACAGCTAAATCACCATCCGCATCAAGCTCCATGACCTGATTAGAGAGAGCCGAGAAATCATGACTGTCTGTTGGGTCAGAATACCATACATGTGATTTGTTTCCGTCTACCGTATAAAGTGAATCTCCGTAGCCCTGATTATAATGATGAAAAGTATTCACGAAAGCCCCTGAACCTATCGTGCTTGCCGAGCTTGTCATGCCAATTAATCCGTAGTAACCCAGATCATTCTCGACCTGCAGCACAGCCCCGGCAACGGATACCGCGTCAGAATTTGTATTTTTGATGAACTGACCAAGTAACCCGGCATAGTCGGCTGTCACAGATTGGTTGCCTACATCTGATATTAGCCATCCTGACCCCTGAACGCCTCTTGCTCCTCCGTCGGCTCTCAAAATCTCGTTATCAGGGATAACCGAAGAAGATGTTGTTGTTGTCGCAACGTCAACCCCGTCAACTGTGCCTCCAACCGTCATGCTACCCGTCACATCAAAAACATCAGTATCAAACCTCGTCAGCGAAGTGCCAGAATCATTGTTCGCAAAGGTCATCGGTTGGCCTGTTGCAGTAGGCAAGGTAAGCGTTAAATCAAATCCCGACGCTAATGGACTCTGGAATATGTGATCACCTGCTCCTGCCCCCGTGCCTGCGATGTAGGTTAAATCGCCACCAGAAACAGAGTGGGTTATAAACCCAGTTAAATAAAGGTCATGTGCGTAAATCCTACCCCACTGTTTATTATTTAAGCCAAACCATCGGCTATTATCTGTGTCTGGTGTTACTGAAGTATAGAATACATTACCCCCACCCTTGAATAAGTTTGAGGCTGCGCCCGTTATTGTCAGGGTGCCGGAGGCAGAGAGAGTCCGAAGTTCAGGATCTATAGTGATAGTATTAGCTGAAGTGACAGACCCCTCAAATATGTGAGTTCCTGCCACAGTCCCGCTGCCTGCTTTATGAGTTATGTCTGCCCCGTCATCAGGATCAGTAATCTCAAACCCATTGACATCCAAATCCCCGCCCAATTGCGGAGTAAGATCCTCGACTACATTCTGCAAACCCCCAACAGGGCTACTCGTTGCGGTCGTCAGAGTCTTGGTTGAATCAGCAAACACAGTGACTTGATGCAATGTGCTTGTGTCTTCTTGTAATACAAGCGTTGGAGCCTTTAGACCTATGTCAAACGGAGTTGTCGCATCTGGAACAACATAAAGAGTTCCGCGACTCTGCCCGAAAGCAGCTACCGAGATAAGAAGGATTGATAGAAATGCTAGTGCTTTTTTCATATTAATATAAAATTGTTACAATTGAGCCTAGAGGAACAGATGTCCCTGTCGTGACCTCTTGAGTATCAGTTTGACTCGAAGCTCTTGCGCTGATTATGCCGTCTTCGAACAAAGTATAGCTTGACCCGATTACATTTGTGGTAGCAAAGACGGTCTGCCCTCCTGCTCCAACAGTGTAAGTGTCGGTCTTTGACGACCCCGGCGAACTTGGGCCAGTTCCCGACCCTGGTGCTGATCCGATAAGTTTCATATTAGGCTAATGTCTGGTTGATTGGTAGCTCGTCCGCGTATTGCTCAACTCTTGCGTCAACAGGCGTTCCGATTGCGATAATCTTAGTTACGGCAAGTGAAGCCCGAGTCACTAGATACTTCTGCCCCGCGTATATTGGAGCACCGACTGAAGCAGAGGCCGTGTCACCGTCTTCGGTGTATCGAGCAATCTCTGTTCCCGGCGTTCCAGAGAAAGTAATCTTCATTACGTTTGCGTCTGCCAGTGGTGTGCCAACTAGCGTGCTTAGTAATGCGGATGCGCCCGGCAGATTAAAGTTTTTGCCTCCGCCTGCGATTGGTTTTGTAAATAAGTCGTAATCCATGATTTTAATTCCTTTCTTAAAGTTTAGCTCTTTCGGTGGCAATTTCAGCGTCTTTGGCTTCGAGCCATGCTTTACCGTCTTCTGAAATGACGGCTTCGCGCAATCTTCGCTGGGTGATTTCCGCCTCAAGCGTTGCAATTTCGATAAGCGCGTCGGCCTTTATCTTCTTTCCTTCATTCAGAATAAAAGAACCTTCATCGTCCAGTGTGTAGTTTCTGAAATCAACAGGAATGTCGTCGTTTTCTTTTAAGAAAGACTTAACTTCTTCGCCGAGTATCTTGATGCCATGCGCTATAATCTGCTCGTCAGTGAACTTTGGCGCGCAATTCAACGAACAAATAACGCCATTTTTTAAATATACTAATTTTTTCATAATTTTATTTATTAGCCGCCGATTACGCTTACAAGATAGCCTTCTGTGTTTATTTCTGAGTCATGGAAAATCGTAAAAGATCCAACTGCTCTTGACTTAACAATAACATTCGGATTGAAAGCGATCGGTGATCCATCTCGTTGAGTGATATGCACCATGTAATCCGTATTACTTGCGTTGCTCGTAAAGGTTATAGTTTTTAGATCAGTGCCGTCGTCGCTTACTGACGTAACGTTCAATGGCGTTCCTGATATAGCTCCTGCAATGGTAAAATCTACATAAGCAAATACGTTAGACGACCCGCCGCCCGCCGCAATAAGGGCGTTAATGGCTAAAAGCAATTGTCCGTCGTTGGTCTTGCTTGGGGTGATACTTCCGGCTGTCAAGACTGCAAGGATTTCGTCTTGCATCATATTCAGCCACCATGCAGGGACAAGAGTTCCCCCTGTCGGGTCTGTATCTTGATACCATTTGGGTGATCCGGCTGCTGGCTTTGCTGGTTTTATCGCTACTGCGTCTGATGTATCTATTCGGAACATTATATTTTATTTACATTATTAGCGTGAAGAAATCAATCTTATTTTTAAGTGAAATCGTAGATGATGTATTGAAATGAAAGTTTAAAATGCTCTAAGATGCAGACAAGCCCAGCATTACCGCATGAAAATAAAGGCTCTCCCGCTCCCGAGCTTCCCGCGCGAAAGTAATTCGGCTCAACGCATGTTCCTGATATTTTGATTGTCGATAAATGAACCGCGCTATTTAACTGCTCGCCCGCTCTTGATGATCCAGCCCTAAAAGGCTTTAATGTTTCGGCTGTCACATCAAAACCAAATAATGCCGCGATTTCCTCAAAGAATGCAAGATTCGCATAAGGGCCAATATTGAGCATAGCTAAAACCATGTCCCGCCGTTCTTCGCGTGTCGGTAACTGTTGGCCGCACAAAGGAAGGCCTAGAATACGCTCCCAATCTTCAAGAAATGCGCCTGTTTGATCTGGCATCGCTTCAATTAACTTGGCTTTTGCCTCATCGTCAAAGCGTTCAGGCTCAGCAGCCATTCCATTAAAAAGCTTCTCAAGGTTACTATCCTGCCCCTGCTTAGGGTGTAATTTACCCTTTGGCCATAGCTTGAAATGCGTTGATGTGTAGTCTCGCGCCATTATGCAAAGGTAACAGTCCCGAGCGTGTGAAGTTCTCCGACTGCCGTTGTCTGGTCAGTTGTGGGCGCGGTAAGCGTCCAGTCAGTCAAGCCTGGTATTCTTCCCATTGCCTCGAGCATATCGTTATATTGCAAGGTTCCGCCTTCTTCGCCTTTTCGCCTCATTAAATCCTGAAGCTCTGCGGTTGTCGCTGCCTGAGTAGTGGCATTGCTAGGCACTATTGTTACGTTAAACGGGATAGGGTCAGCGACGGGAGCAAGAGCGAAGAACTCCGCGCCTGCGGGGTCTATCGGTTCGATATAGTCTTGAACTGCCGTAACATCACCAGCTTGAGGGATTCCGTCGGCGTATGTGTCGTGCATTGCGAAATATAAAAAAACCTGACTCCTGAGAACTCCGTGAGGGCTTCCGGGCGAATACGTCCTTAGCCATGTCCTTGTCACGTCAACGGCCTCGTTTGCCCAAACGGCATAATCATTGTCATTTCCGCCCTGCGGGGGGTTGCGAAATGAATCAAGCACTCTGTCGCGTATCTCTTCGGTCGTTTCCTCATCGCGTCCACCTGTTAAACCTGCAGCCTCAACAACTGCGTCAGCGTCAATCCCCGTCGGAGTGCTTACAAATGTCATTGGCGTGGTCGCCGCCTGAACCGTATCTGATCCGAAATCAATAGAAATAACAGGGACATCTTGAGGGGTTGCCGCGATAGCTGTTGCGGCCGTGACCTTATACCTCAGTCCGTCAACGGTTTGCAATTCTGTGTCAATTGGAATAACTGAGCCAGTCGACCCCGTTGCTTCAATGAATCCGCTTGATTGTTCGGCCGCTATGGTCGTCAAATTCTTGATCGTCTTCCAGCGATTAACAAATTCCTCGTCTGCGGTGTCAGGAAAAGGCTGGTCAAGTATCCAGTCAAGGACGCCATATAAGCTGTTTATGACGCCTCCGTAAACATCTGACAATATTTTGATTGTCGTCTTTTTTAAGACCTGATCAATAAGGTTAAGCCCCGCGTAAATGTCTTGGCGAATACGCGTTTTAATTGCTGTTAAAGTCGGTTTACTGTATGGCATTTTCTATGTCTCCCCATGCAAAAGCCCATTTAAAGGTTTCTGATTGTTCTTGTGGTCTTTTAATTGTAGCTTCGACTATAATCGAATCTCTTGACTCTGTCGATCTTGAAGCGGTTACGGTTGCGATTTCGGCAACTCCATCGTCAATAAGCCATTTCAAGGAACTTGTGTAAGTCTCACTCAGTCCGTTTATTGTCTCGTTTGTGATCTTGGCCCGGTCATAGATCCATGCTTCAGACCCTAAAGGCTCGTCTTCAAACGAATCCGCCCACCATCCGCCGAGCAAGTCAATTGCATTCTGGATATTGGTTTCAGGCGAAATAGCCGTTCTTGCGTCACTGAACATGCTAAATTCAATGGACGTTCGCAGTTCATCACCAAGATAAATGTCATTATCGACTATCTGAATATCAGAATGAGCCTTTTCTTTGTCGTAAATGTATGAAATATCGTTGCCCATTATTGCGGCCCTCCCGTGTTACTGGATCCAGATTGAACGCCATCATGGACATGAGGAGTAAACGCTATACCTCCTATAGTCGCCTCAGGCGCGACAATCTCCTTGCTTGAATTGATCTTCGTATTGACTTCAATATTACCCCCATCGTCAAGCTTGATAAGCTTTCCAGATGAATCGTAAAGCCCGACTTCTCCCGGCGCGAGCGATGGCCTATAGTCTGGATGCTCTACTTTTAGGATCGTTGCATTTCCGGCGCCATTCAAAACAAAGCCAATTACAACCCTGGATCCAATCGGCGGCATTGTCGCAATCCCGTAATCCTGAATAAACTCAACGCCTGTAATCTTCTGACCCTTGATAAGCTCAACCTCAGCCGACAACTCGCCCGATGCTGATTTTTCCAATTTTGTTAATATACCCCTATACAACATGACTGCATTCAGTATGCGCTCCCCCGTATGTAAGCGGAGAGACAAGGGTTAATTTAGTGGAAAGCTTTCTTGCTTTTGATGTAAATTCAATGTCCCGAATAAGCAAATTACCATCAACGCCCAAATATGGCGAAGAAACAGTTGTTAGCGTATTCACTTCAGCGTCAATGATTTCAGGAATGACAATGTCATACTCGATCGAGCTGCCGTCATTGTATTGCTGTTGCCATAATGCCTCTCGCTCTGCGTCGCCTATCTCGTATTGATTCGGTTGGAGCTTGTTAAATGGTGCATAACTTGAAGAAAGACCCTCTTGAGACTGTAATACTTTCTCAGCGTTCAGGAATGCCGAAAATCTGGATTGAGCATAGATGTTGTAATCTGAATGCCGCCTATCAAGGTCGATCCTGATTGCCATATCAGTAACATTCTGACCCTCGACGAATGAGTAATTCGATTGCTTCGCGCTCCTTGCGTCGGTCAAAACAATATTTCCGTCGCTGTCGCTGCTTGCGAGTAATCCCGCTTGAGTGCATATTGTTCTTATTATGCTGGCATTGCTCGTGTCGAAGAAATAATTGAACCGCTTTATTGTCGGGCCGTCTAATCCCGAAACGGTAATATCGAAAGGCTCAGCAATCTTTTCGATGATCTGCTTTGCTGTCTGTCCTACGAATTCGCCCGTTCCTGCAGGGTATGAATTGGTCAATCGACCTGCTTTATCCTTGCCGGATATCGAAGTCTTGCCCGTCTTTAAGCCTGTCCATTGGTCATAAAACCCTGTAATCTTCTTTTCTCCTGCAATAAGGATCTCAACCTCTCGACCTGCCTTAATCTCAGTAGGCACAGTTCGAGCCTTGAAATTGAAGCCGTCAGAGATGGTTTCCATGCTTTGAAAGACTCTCATCTCGTCAAAGCCTGAAAAGTCCTTGCCTCGGGTTCTGAATATCACTTAAAACCCTCCTCTTGGCTCATATACTACAACGCAGCGACACTGAATAATATTCTTTGCGCTGCCTGTCGGATCTCCCGGAAATAAAAGCTTTTCGCCTCCAACGTCAAAACGCTCGTTCATCTCAACTGGTTTTGCGCGAGATAAAACAGCTGTCTTGTGATGCGTTGATCGCTCCCTTCCGTCGTCTGCATCAACCCAAATCCTCACCAAATCAAGCCCTGTAGCTGTCGCGCCTCCATGACTGCCGACTTGCGCCGCGCTATGGGTTTCTGTTCTGGCAATTGTAATTGCTCTATTTCTGGCAATATCTCCGCCCGTCTTATCTCGGATATTACTGGCTATTTCGCCCAAAGAAAGCCCTTCATCTTTGCCTGCATTGATAGCGCCTTGAATCTGCTTACGGGTGGTTTCGAGTATGTCCGTCACTCGATCGGTCGTAAATCCATTGACAAAAGCTGCCTTGTCAGTCTCAAATATTCCGTTCTCGTCCTTGGTTTCAAGGCTTGTGTCATACATTCCCTTAAGGCCATTTAAGACCCTGCGACCGAATGACTCATACACGTCTGAATAATGCGCACCGAGCAAAGCCTCCATTGGTTCAATGGCTTTTTCCATGAATAGGTCAACATCCATCGTGCCGCTTGAATCTAAATAAGTCTTTTCAGCTTCCTTGCTGGTCTTCTCAAGCTGCTTATACATTCTGTCCGTAAATCCACGTTCAGCGGATTGCATGAGTCTGTCCTGTATAATCTGCTCACGTCGAAGCTCTTCATCTGAGGATTTCGTTTGAACCCGATATTCAAGGCTTTTCTCTGTCTTCGCCGGAGCGGTTACGTCAAAAGTTATGGGAATCTTATTTGATTCGATATAAACAGTGTCGCCGCCTTCGACACCTTCCTCGTCGACCATCGCGCGTTTTTCGTTGATCGTCAGAAATGAGGCCTCATTTGCTCGCTTCCATTGCGCCTCTCTGCGTGGCTCAAGCGATGTAACCTTACTCAAGTCCATGACGAGTTGAAGATTATCGCCATAACGAGGGACAAGCCAATAATTATACTGCCTTAGAAGGGCCTTACCCCATGGCAGGATTGAATCATCCCAAAGGCCGAGCTTTGACTCTGCCATATTATTGTATGTATTGTCGCCGGGGATATTAAGGAGCATAGGAGGGATGCCAAGGACTCGAGCAATGTTTCTCGCCTGATGCTCTGACCCCATTATAAAATCAACGTCCTTCGGGTTGCCTGACATCTCCTGATATGTCATGCCCCCTTCGAGGAACATAGGTCTTCCAGTGTTCAAGCTGCCGCTGTAATGCTCTGTCATTCGAGTTTTTAACCTATCATACGCGTTGTCGTCCAACAATCCATTGCCTTCTTTTGGCGAGTAAACAAGTGCACCGCTTGGTCTTGTGCCGTTCTGAAAGAATCCCATATTCCATTGTTGGGCCTCGTTTGAAATATCAATGCTTCTACCTGCCGCCTGTATTGGCGCGAATCCGTAAAGATCGTTTGTCGGGCTAAATGTGGGCCAGTGGAGTATATTTGATTTGCCCGTGATTTGATCGGCCTCATGCTGGATCTTGCCAGCATTTACACTGTATTCATATCCAGCAATGCCGAACTCGCCCGGCATAATCTTTACTAGATCGGGCTTCAGGAGATACATTTCCTCCAATTCTGCGTCGAAATTATTTACATCACTGCCGCCCGGAACGCCGTTGATATACGGATTTCCTGAAAGAAGCCTGAAAGCCGCTAACGCTTCCATGAACTCCTCTTTACCTTGTCTTGGGTTCGGCTTATCAATCAAATCAAGGATAGGGTGATCTTCTATTTCCCTGCGCGTGCTGCCCTGAACCTCGAACAGTTTAAAGTCAATCTGAGCGAAATTCTTTGCAAATTTGTCGATCGAAGAGAATGCAACGTCATTCAATTCATAGCCCTCTTCAGCTGCGGCCTTGTAGTTTTGCGTGTTGAACACGGGTCTATTCGCGTTATTAGCCCACCTTAGAGGCCAAGTCGGATTCGATTTAAGAAATCGGTTAAAAAAGTTACGAAACATTCCCATTAGTCGAAAGCTAACGGATATTTTATAAAATTTCAATTATAAAGTTCGACCGCTTGGTAATGCGCTTTGCTTTTGGGATAATTCCCATAATGCCCAAACTAGGGCGTCAAACCTGTTCGGGCTGGCTTGGCCCGGTAATCCAGTATAAGAAGTCTGCTCATCCTCAAGCAATGCAAAGACTCCGACATGATGAACTAAGCCTTGCTCGTATAGTGCCGCGATTGGTTCAGCCCTTGTCATCTTACCCCTTGAAGCCCACACAGGCAGAACAGGTATATACGGATCTATAAGCTTAATGTTTGCAACGACCAAATCCCCGCCGTTATTTACTTCAGGAACTATCCTATCGGCTTCATAATTCTTATACTGACCGACTGAAATCTTGCCCCATTCGCTAGGGCCAAACGCTCCTGACGCGTCATTCAGCACATAGAAATGCTTATCATATCCCAATCCTACAGCAACAATCCCGCAATCGTCGATTTTCTGCTTCTTCGCCGTGTCCTTGTTTTTGACATTTGGGTCAAGCCCTATAACGACCCGTTTTAAGTCGGGAGCAACATCAACTCGATAAGGGTCAATCATGGTCGATTGTTTCCATAGGGCTAATTCGCTCTCGTCGGTCGGCTCCCCGTCATAGATATGCCGATAACGGGCAAGATTCATTCGTTTAAGATTCTCCGCCTTGTCAACGAATGACTGAGCCAGGTTGTCGAGATTGTCCGTGTAATGCGTGTAAATGTATGTCGTATCTTCGCAATGCCCCGCAAAATCATGTTTCTTATTGCGCTCCTTGAAGAATCGCTGCCAGATCCAGTGCTTTCGATGAGAAGGATTCCATATAATAATAATTCGAAGCTGAATGCCTGTTTCTCGAATCGAATTATCAATAGTGTCAAATATGTCCTGATCAATAAGCTCTTCGGCTTCCTCAATGACCCATGTCGTTACACCTTTCAATGATTTGAGGGCTGCAGTCTGATTGCCCTGACTTGTCCTTATTCCTCGAAAGAGTATGTCTGACCCGCTTGTTGTGTTGGCAATGCGATCTTCGGTCTTAGCGTGCTTGAAGTGCTGTCTTGCATTCTGGATGTGGCCAGTATCCTCAAACATGTCGATCTTCTCGAAGAATTCCGGGATAATCGAAAGTTCGGCCGACTTCATTGTCCAGCGAGTATAAAGGACTCTGTGACCTGGTTCGTATGATAGCCCAGCAATAAATGAGCCGACCCCGTGAGATTTGGCCCCAGCCCGACCAGACGACAATAGAACGTATCTATTTTTCGACTGATATAAGGGCAGAAGCTTGGGGTCTAGTTCGAAGGGCATTTTTCCTCATACCCCACAGCCGCCGAACCGCAATACATCTTTCTTGCGGCCCAACATTCGACATCCATATGATGTTTGATGTCTTCGCCTGTTACGGGATTCTTCCATTTGAATTTACACTTCGAGTGCTGTGGCTTCTCGTGCTTGTTGCAGAACTTACAATTTACGCAGAATTTCATTTTACGGCTCTAATGTTACCTTCCCGAACAACGCCCCATTCAGTGTAATACTCAAAGCCCGTCGCAGTCGGAACACCCCACCCGATAACAGTCTTAAGCGTTTCGCCGTTATTGACGAATATTATAGTCTGTCCTTTAGAGTATTTCATTGTTCAGGTTTAGCATTATTTGAGGGTTTTGGCAATCAGATTAACCTAACCGACTCACGGCTAAATGATAAGCTACTGAACCCGAACTCAACAATTACTTCATTTTTCACATTAAACCCAATAACTTTACCAGGGGTGTTCAATCCTGCAACCTTCACTATATCATTCTTTTTGAGATCCTCGATGTTCTTGCTCTCGCTCGAATCCACATACTCAGCTGGCAACTTAATTGTCCCTCTTAGAATCATGCATTTAACCGCGTGAGTATCAAGAAGCTTCTTTTTGCAATCAGCCTTAAACGTCGAAAGCTCACCCTTAAGCCCTTTATTCTCTTTTGTCAGGTCATGAATTAAGAATTTCAATGCCTCTATCTCGTTCCTTAAATGTTTACGGCTTCCGTATTTCGGCGGAGGTGGACACGGCGGGCAAGGGGGTATGTCGTTAGGGGGCACTGGTCTTAAGCCTGTCTCTGAATCCGAGAACAGCGAAGCGCATGTCTTTAGTAATCCGCAAACTATAAACGCAACGAATATTATTACCGAAAGCATACTCATTGTTACTATTACTATTTCTTGATTATTCATAAAACCCCTCCCATCCTTTTGGTTCTGGATATTTGTCTATATAGGCTGCTTGCGCGACGAATGACAAGCTGTTCCAGTAATCGCGCCATGCAACCTTGTAATCGCCAGCCTCACCCATACACCAACCGTCAAACCCATTATCAGGAAACTTAAGCCAAAGCGGCAACATCTCACCGCCAACCACCTTAACCTCTTCAATCCCATTCGACCTCATAAGAAGCTCGTCGACTTGTCTCTTGCAGTCTTCGGCCTCTCCGTCTGAGTCGCAATTGATGTCATAATAACCCCCGCCTGCCTTATTTACCCTAGCTCGGGTATTTGCCGATATAGTGCAATCAACAACATGATCCGCATTAATCACATGCCCGTCTGGTAATTTTATGAAGTTAGACATCTTTTCCTTTCGTTATCCGAATAAGAGAGGGTCCTACGTCTGATATTCTCCCTGTGTCCCATTCAATCCGCAATTCACTCGTCGTATAGAGCAGGCCTATAACCCTGCCTTTTTCGTTCGTTTTTACATGAACAATTCTGTCGTCAATATGCCATGCGACGGGGTCTTGATCTGGTCTTGTAGCCTCTGACTGCAATATGACAAACTGCTTCTTTATCGGCGGCGGCTTGTCATCCACTTCGTTGTCTAATTCAAGATGTAAGTCTTCGAGTATCTTTGATACTGCTCTTACATCGAGCGCGTTACGTTGTAAGACCATCTTAACGAGGTCTAGAGGTGCTTTTTGTTTTCCCATATATTTCTTTCTTGTTTAATGTTAAAACCCTAGAATACATACGTATTTATTCAGGTCAACTCTTTTTATTCTTTTTTCTCGCTGCCAGTGTTTTAGCGTTCTGGCAGACAAATTCGATAGGGGACATTGCGATGGTGCCGGTGTTGTTTACGTTGAGTTCTTCGGGTTCGTTGTCGCCCTGCATGAGGTTGTCTAACTTAATCGCCTCCATTTTGCTAGGCATTTTCAATACTTCCTTCTTGCCTCCTCCTGGTGTCATGGTTCGGGTTCGCTCTTGAATGAGGTGTTTGTTTTCTGGATTGTTTAATTCGTCGACATTGGTGCGCAATACCTTCGCGATAAACTCCCGCTTTTCCTGCCTAGATAGAGTGTTCTTTGTCTCGGAAGCGTGCCTTAGCTGCTCGACCTTTTCAATGACCATAACATTACTTAGCAGTCTAGTTGCTGCAGACTGTGCCGCATTCTCACTCCTAACCCCTTTATACGCAGCAAGATAAGATTGAGTATTGTTCTTCCCATTCGCCACGTTTCGACAGAACGCCAATTGCTGCGAGTTTAAAGCCTTTTTAGCGGTCTTTTTCTTAGCTGTTTTCTTTGCCATCTTGTGCCTTTCCGTCGAATATTGATTGAGGGTCAACGCCGACCATTTCAGCGTATCGGCTTATGATTACATCGCAATATTTGGGATCTAATTCCATCATGCGGCAGTCGCGCCCTGTTTTCTCGCAAGCGATGAGGGTTGACCCTGAGCCGCCGAATGGCTCAAATATAGAATGCGCATTCATCATCTTGATTGCCTTTAGTGGTAATTCAATAGGAAAACAAGCCTTGTGATCTTCCGCTTGTGATCCAGTGTTACTGATTGCCCAGTGATTCCCGACTACATCGGATAACCCTAAGCTTTCCTTGTTTGTAGTAAAGACATAAATAGGCTCCCATTCCCTCATCATTGAGCCTTTAAACGGGATTGTGCTGCTTTTTTTCCAGCATATTTGATCAACTAAATATTCGAGCTTATCGGTTATCTGTAATATATACTCGAATCTTGAATTTGCATTATAACTAACATTCCAAAAAATAACCCCTTCAGTGAATTCAAAACATATGTTTAATACTTTTTTAACAAAATCGACATATTCGTTTGATTTTAGATTATCAGAGTAACCGTCGGAATAAAGTTTTTTAGATTTTTTGCCGTTGAAAATATCCCCGTCGCCTGCTTTTGTGTTTGCGTTATAAGGCGGAGAAGTAAAAACCATATCCGCTTTCTCTCCCCCCATAAGCAACCCAACATCTTTCTCGCTTGTCGAATCGCCGCACATCAAGCGATGTCGTCCGAGTTGATATATTGTGCCTAATTCGCTTTGTGGCTCTTCTGGCGGCTCGCCTGCGCCCGGGTCTTCGCCTCCCGACCCCTCTTCCTCTTTGATCTCGAAATCATCCACATCAAAACCCCAGTCGATCAAGTCTGGAATCTCGAAATTATCCTGCAGCGCTTCAAAGTCCCATTCGCCCGTATTCTTATTGAGCCTGATATTTAATTCACGCTCTCGCCCCTCGTCCAGCTCTACAAATACGCAGGGAACCTCTTCGATTCCTATTTTTGCGGCAACCTTACAGCGTTGATGCCCTCCGATGATGATGTTTTTTCGGTCTGGATGGCTGTTGACGATTACAGGATCCACGAAGCCGAATCCCTCGATTGATTCCTTTATCTTCTGGAATTGTCGATCTGACAGCTTGCGCGGGTTGTAGTCTGCCTCATTAAGGTCGACTATCTTTATTTGCTTTATCTCCATAATTTTACTCGTTTATTTTATATACTGTTCAATTAAATTAATCGCATCATTCGCGGAATGACAAACATTTACGCAATAATTCTGCTTCCTGATTGCCGTAATCCATTTGGCTTGATTCTCGGTCGGCTTCTTACCTGGCATTTTCATTTCAATGTATAATCCATGATAGCCATGCCTTGCAATCGGGAGATTCAGATCAGGAACCCCCTTTTTCTGCCCTTCAGCCTTCATCTCCTTTGCCACCTTGATGTGTCGTCTTCCTCCGTTTGGGCAGGCATGTAGCAGAAACAATTCAGGATGATTGAGCATTACCCCGTTAGCCCACTTGATCACACTGCATTGCATAGCGTGTTCATTTTTGTGTTTTATGAGTTGCGATTTAGTCATGTGTTAAGGTGTTCGACATCCGTATCACGATTTAGGGGTTTTGTCAATTCCCTTAGCCATCGCCTCTTTCTTCATCTTAACCCAAGCAGGCAGCCTTTTCATGAACTCATCAAATGAAATCACATCATAAGCATCCTTATGGATCACTTCTAATGCAGCCTTCAACCCCTCAATCTCCCTCTTAGCCTCCGAGTAAAGAAAAGCTGTCTCAATGTGCTCGGTTGCGGACTTCTTCATGAAGGCCTTTATCTTGGCGACCTCATCCGTGACATCTTCGCACGCCCCGCAGTATTGTTTCGGTTTCCAGCCCTTCGAGCCGTGTATTTTTAAGTATCTGATCATAGTTGTTTTATTTAATATTTTAATCCATCAAATTCGATCTTCTCGCGAGCCTTAAGCAAACATCCGCATTTCTTGAGTTTAATTCCATGAGTCGGGCATTTCTCATTTCTACCGATTCCTTTAATTGCTTTCCTGAGGTCGTCGCGAAACTTCCACGCCTCAAGCGCCTCTTCTCTGGCTTCTCGCCATTTCGGGCAGGCTTCTTTTTTCCTGCGTTCTTCTTGGGCTTTCATTGCGATAGTGCAGCCGAATGCAATTGATAGCGTGTCGTCCATTATTTTATCAGTTTAAATGTTACATTAAAGAACCAGTCGCCTTCCTCTTGTTTACAGTCTACCTCTGTGACTTCGGCCTCTAGCGTGGCTTTATCTACTTCCACGTTGAGCCTGTCGCCTACTTTGGCGGGAGCTTTACGACAATAATGCCAGTCTTCCCCCTCGAAGATTCTCAACCTGCCATCAGTGTGTAAGTCAATATCAGTAGGGCAAAAATCACCGCTGCCTGTAATCGGAAACCTCTGCACAATCTGCCCTGTCTTTTGGAACCATGAAAGCTCCTGTTGGTTTAGTTTTAGGTTGGTCATTGCGAGTCCTTTGCTCTTTTATACAACTCAGCGTTTTCAGAATCCTGAAGCTCGCATTCTCCACGCAACAACACAGGACAATCTTCATTGCATCCGTAAGTCATTCCATATCGACCACATTCTCCAAGAGCAGACGAACCCATTGCCCCTACGTCCACCTCTGTTATTGTTCTTGCAAAAGCTGTATCACTCATCCTACTCCCTCCTGTTTTGGTTGTTTTTTATAAGCCTCTAATTCATCATCTGTAATTTCACCCCTAAGATATTTTATTAAAACTTCATCAGGAATGCCTTTTAAGCGAGGATCTACACTATCCCTTATGATAGGTTGCTTACCTAGCCTCTCATTCAGCAGGTCAGCTATGAGTTGGCCGAAGTTATCCTGTATCTGAGGTGCATCTTTGACGTGCTTGATATTACCCCATCCTCTAATATCTACAGCCCTATTATTATCAACACACCAGATCATTTGACCATAGTTATCATACCGAAAGGGCGGCTTATAAAACTTCTTTATCTCTTCTATCTGTTCTTCAGTCATTGGTTTCCTTTGGTTCGGGTTCTTTGAGCCATTGAGATACTCTTATGCCATCTTGCCACATTGCTCTTGATGCGGAATAATATAAGTCAGTTGTAAACGTTTCTCCTGTCATAACTGCTTTATAATTGTCGTCTTTCTCAGGCAACTCATCTTTGCAAAGCTTCCATCCGAACTCCTTCAGCTTGGCGTTCTCGGCTTGGAGTTCTTTATAGTCGTCATAACGAACATATATCCCAGTTTTATTGTAATCCATTGGGCGAAAGCCTCCAGAGTCAGTCCCGCAAGGATTATATCTTTTTATTAAATCACTCATAGCCCCCGCCCTCCAATGTTCAGATCAAACGCCTTTACGATCATATCACAATACAGATCATTGACCCGTTTTGCATCAAATGATTTCGTTAAATAGACCGCAAACGCCCCCGTGTCGTTATGCTCAGTTAATCCTAGATTATGCTCTTTTGCGAACTGAGAGAATTCGATAAACTTCTGCATCTCTTTTGCGGTGTCGAATATTATTAATAGTTTGTTCATAGTGAAAGCCCTATTGTTATTATTGTTTCTGAGCCGTAATCGACGGAACGAATCCAGCGAACACGAAGGTATCGAATAGATTCATCCCTCATTGTGACCTTGGTTGCCGTGCCGATTAAGTCAGGCATGTCGGAATACTTAATTCCCGACCCGTCCACGTCGAGCGAGTAAGAAACGCGTCCTATGTCACCGAATTCCTTAACGACGCAATTTGACGGATATATAATATCCTCACATTTCAAGTCATAGCGTTTGCCATCTATAACAAATGATGCTGTCCCTGAATTCTTCGAACCCTTGTTCATAACGCCTCCCTCAATTCATCCGTCCAATGTTCCTGGATTTCTTCTTTCAAATCGTCGCCATTTTTCAGCGATACGGAAAGAACCTCAAACTCTTCTTCTGTCGGAGGCTGAAGCGGTGGCCCGCCTCGTCCGTCAAAATCGCTCGCGGGTTGCGCTGGCGTGTAATTGAATTCAACTTCAATTTCTGCTATCCCCATCAATAGGGTTACTGTTTTTTTCATGGTGTTTTTGAGTTAATTGTTAAGTTATAATGAATAGATTAGATTAAATACGTAACAAGTCAAGTTTATTTCAAATTAATTCCAAATTAAATACCTGGCACGCTTCTTCTGCCTCTGGACTGAGTGGTTTTGTGCGGAAAAAGCCTTTATGCTCAGGGTATTCATTGGCAAAGACCCTCGCATAATACGGAATAAGATTGTTGTCGATTTTGAAGTTTTTATCAGTCGTGACGACATTTGTTTCCCAGCGAATTCTATTTACGATCAAATAAGCCGACAAATTCTTATGACCCGCCGCAATCGCCTCGAAGGTGAACTTTTTGAAAAGCTCGTAAACCTTCGGGTTCTTGGGGTGGAATTTCAGGAATTGTTTTGTTGTTGGGGTTTTCATGATTGAACCCTTTTAAAATCAACAATCCACACCCAAGGGTTAGCGTCAAATCCTAATCCTTGCTTTTCATATATCGAATCCCAAAGCCTTTGAAATAATATATAATGAGCGCCGGGTGATTTACTGCAATCAACGCCCTCTTTTTTGGCATCATCTATTGAAATAGAGCCAATACGCTCAACTCGAATGTTGGTTATTTCAAGGTTGATGCGTGACATCCATTTCATCATGAATATTGACGGTCTGCATTTTCCGAAAGAGGCAGAAGAAAACACTGCATGATGATTTGCTTTTTTCATCGAACCATCAGATTGATACAAGATAGGATCGCCTAAATTCAGGCGCGAAGGCTTAAACATATCAACATTACATAGCGTCCTGTAATTCTCTTTAACCCAAAACCTGTCGCCTACTTTCCCGAAAGGGCATTTCACGAACTGAGATTCTTTATCATCGTAATGGAATGCAAAAAAGTGATTACCTTCATAGTCGACATGGTTCTGTTTTTGGATATTCTCAAATATCTCTTTTTGATCCCACTCGCACATGCCTTTTGGTTGGGGCTTAATAATTCTCCGAGTCTGCGTTTTACGTCCATCTAAGATAGCCTTCACCATCTCAGTGTTAAATAATATCGGTCTTTCTTTCGTTTCCATATTTCTCCTTGTTTATTGTCAGTGTTAAAACATTGTCATTTGCGCTGTCTCACGCTTGATGCGCTCGCAGGCTCCATTATAGTAGCTTTCATCCAGTTCACAAGCTGTTAGCTCATGTCCTGCGTAATGGCAGGCAATCGCTATAGACCCGCTTCCGAGATGGGTGTCTAGGATCTTGTCGCCTTCTTTGGCGTAAGTCTTCAGGATCCAGTCATAGAGTTTTACAGGTTTTTGCGTTGGATGGATGCGCTTTTCATTTAACCGCTTATTTCCTTCCGCTCTAGATCCGTCTGCGTTGGATCCCTGTAGCATTCCATTCCACATATAAGTAAACATCTTTACGGAGTCATGCATGCTACAGTAAGCAATTTCACAATCTGAATACGTGGACGCGGTTTTACATTTATTCCATACGATGCGACCTAGGCCTATGTTCTCGATCGGGTAATAGTTTATCCCCCATATAATTTGATTCTTACTAACCCTTGAAAGCTCATTGAAATATTGCTGATCTGGAATTTTCCATGTTCCAAGTTTTTCATAGCCTCCTCGATCGACTCCGATGTTTGAGCATTTGCCGCCATAAAAACCTAACTTATTTGGTCCGTCGAAATACGGTGGATCCGTTATGGCCAGCTCGAAATGATTATCGTCAAACTCACGCATCATCTCCATGCAGTCGCAATTTCTTATGTCTAATAAATAAGTCTTCACCCCTGAACCCCCCTAAACCCGTAATCAGTAGTATTGCAGTCAATCACGGTGTTTCGATCCCTGACGAGCCGTGAAGCAATCCGATTGTCGATCTTATCGGCTATTGCATCAATCGTCATGTTAGAATTTATTAAAGTCCATTTACCAAGCCTTGAGTCAAGAATCTCGAACCACTTTGATGACATAAATTCGCTGTCCATCTCTCCCCCTAAATCATCTATCACAATAAAATGATCATTTCGTATCGGATGCATAATGCTAAAGTCGCCTGATCGCAGGCTTTCTGCTATGCCAGAAGCCTTCCAATAGCTGATATTGTAACGCTGTGATATTTCAACATCATACGAGCCGTCGGGCTTGCCCATGTAATAGCGATGATACGCTTTAAAATATGAATACATTTTCGCGCATAGGTGTGTTTTTCCTGTCCCGCTTGATCCGAGCAATGAAAGCCAGTGAGGGCGTTTGTTCTCGACTAATTCAGCCATGAACGAAGCTGACTTTGCTTGCATTATTTCAAGCGATGAATCTTTCAGCGTTTCAAACTCTAAATGCTTTAAGAATCTACCGCTCATCTCTTGGATTTTCTGGACTGATGACGAGGGCGCGGTAGCTGCCCTTTTCAACGGCTTCGTTAGCAGCTCGCTGATTGCTTTCGGTGTTCCGGTTTGATTTTGCATTTGGTTTCCTTGGTGTTTGTTCTCTTTTCTGCCATGTTGAAATCGAAGCCTTCCATGACTTCATTTTATTCTTTCCGACCATCCAGCCTTTAGACTCGTAAAAATTGATAAAGTTTTCAGCATCCACTGAATAGCCTTTTAATGAAACATATTCCTGAACTTCAGAAAGAGAGGGCGGAGTGAAGCGACTACTCTTTTTATTATTCGAAGATGAAATTGAAGATGAAGATGAAAGAGAAGAGTTGCTTTTTTGTTCAACACTCGTTGAACGTCCGTTCGATGTTATTGACTTAGAGCGACTTAACCCACTTGCTTTACCTGCTTCAGAGCACTTTTTACGCCTATTTAACTGCTTGTTTCGCTCAACCAAAAGCCTTTCATTTGTAATGTAATTCGGCTTTGTTGGGTGTTCGATAAAGCATTGTTGAACGTTCGTTGAACGTTTGTTCAATCCACTTAATGACAAAAATGATTGTTCGTCATCTGGTATGCCATCATTCATCCAGTCAAAGCAAAGTAGCCTTATGTATGCACCTTCTTCTTCGAGGGTCATCATGGTAATTCTTGGCGACGAAAGCCAATCTTGAGGATAGAATTGGAATGCGGGACTCTTTGCCATTACGTAACCTCTTTCTTGCAATTACTTCTTAATGCTGTATTTCCAAAACATCCGTAACCAACCTCAATGTAATCCCAAGGCGAGCTTTCATCTTCATACTTATCCTCTTCTAATCTTTGAATAAAGGTGTCTCTCAGATTATTGCCGACTTCGCTCTCTTTCCATCCTTCATTGCTTCCATCGGGGATTAATATTATTGTTCTGTATCCGTTTATAACCCTACCGCTTATCATAAACATTTCAGGCGGATTATTATTGTCAAATGGATTTTCGTGTTTTAATTGAGATATCCAAGCAACCATTCTTTCAAAACAATCATTATTCCATGTTGTCGCGATCACTGCATTATGATTTATATTTCCCATTTCTATACCTTCTAAAAAGCGAAAGCCCCTCAGTGTCATGCATTGCTCGAAAGAGTTTTTGCCTGAGAAGCCTTCTAAATTTTGAGTATAAAAAAACTCCTTCCTAATACATGACAATGGCAAATCTATTGCATTAAAAACAGAAGTCAACTCTTTTTACAAAAAAAGAACCGAAAGATTTCTCCCTCGGCTCACATACTACCCCTAGTATTACTAATATTAAACAAGACCGCTATGATGAATTAATGAGTTATTTAGTCAATAAAAAACCTTCAATAATTATTACTCGCAAAACCCACTCATGCACCCAATTGCCTCATTAACTATTCCGTCTTCATCGGTAAAATGTCCCTTAGCTCCTTTTCCTGTCATGCTCCACTTTACAACATCATTAATCGTGCAAACCATCATTTCTCTACCATCTTTAGTTTTTATTTGCTTTGTCCTGAACCTCTCTGGTATATGACTTGCCGGGAAAAAACTTGAATACCTCCCGTATAACTTTTCAAATTTTTCTTCTGCTTCCCTGATCATATCAATCCGATCTGGAAACTTTATTGCAATTGTCCTCACCTCAGCTTTGCGCGACATAATACAAGGGTAGCAACCGACTCTCTGAGAACCAATATCATACAACGGATTAAGAGGGAACTTATGCTTTTCATGAATAGATACAACATCGGTGTATTTCCATTTTATAATGGGCCGCCACTGTGGATAGACTACATTAAATCCAGCCATATCCCATTCTGGCATATTCTTTCGATCTTCGCTTTCATCGGCCCTTACCCCAGAACAGCTAATGACTTCATATCCATCATATTTTAATTTTTCTATATAATCTTCTGTTGGATATATTTTTAATACCTGCGTACAGAATCTTGCTTTCGTAGATGGAAACCTTTTTTTCTTCAAAGCCAATTCATAGAAATCTAATTCAGGCTTTAACGTAATCACTGGATGAATCTCTTTATTGATTTTCTCAACGTGAGCATATGTCCAGTCGTGCTCATTTCCAGTATCGCTAAATGTGCAGATTATTTTATCCTTTGGAATTCCAGAATCATGAAGCATCCAAAGCAATAAAGCTGTTGAGTCTTTTCCGCCAGAAATCCCACAAAGATATCGCGTCTTTTCTGTTGTCCGTGGCGGCTTCATGGCCTCGCATGGGCCAAAGTCTAATAAGTCAGTTTTCATAATTCTGTTTTCATAATAAAAAACCGCCAACAATCACGACTCACGGCCACCATAGCCACATGATTGAAGGCGGGTAAAGTTAATTTCCTATGAAGTCAAATCTCCATCCTGTTTTAATCGGAGTCAATGAGTATGTGTTGAAAATCGGAATCCCTAATTGAGCAGCAAGAAACACTTCTATTTTCGCTCCCCTTGACTTACTCCACCCTTCAAGAACAACAACCATATCGCAATCAGCAACCATCTTTATATCTTTCCTCATGTAATAATCCCAATCCTCGCCGGTTCCATGCTCGGCAGGGTTCAAGACTTCATAGCCTTCCGCTCGGAGCTTGTCGGCAACCTTATTAAATGCAGGGAAGTTAAAATCTTTAATGCCTGTCATTGGGCCAGAAATGTAAACCTTTTCCTTTTTAAAAACCCGATCATGCGTCGCCCTCTGAGCTTCGAAATCGGTGTTTCCTGTTCCTCTGTTTTTGCGTGGGTTGGTCATTTCACCACCTCCACTTGAGTCTCAATCCGCCCAAGATACAGAGCGCAAAGAGTTAGATCATAGAACGCCTGAATGCTCAAGTCTAAATCAGTCTTAAAATCGTGTCTATCTGTGACCCTGACAAGGATACTTCTATCCTCATATGTGACCTTGAGGACTGTTCCAAATGGGTAATCGTAACTCGCGCAAGTATAGGCACCAGGATCGTAAGGCTTTCCGTTAGCCATTAATCGGCCCTTTAAGCTGTTAGAGTAATAAGTTGTCGATTCAGCATTACAGGCAACCCCGAATACTAGAATAGCAATCATTAGCGTTAAATAGATTGGCAGCCAGTTACGGGACAGCCAGTTTGTTGATTTGCTTAATATTTTCATATGGTGTTATTTGAGTTAAAAAAATAATAGATTAGAATAATTATGTAATTAGTCAAGATTTATTTTAAGCTTTTTTGCATGCTTGACCACAAGCGGATGAGTCAACAATAGCTCAGGCGCGGAAATATTCTCGCCCGATATTGTCGAATTGATCAGTCTTCGCTCTGTAGCGTTCAACTTGATACCCATTGATACGGTGCGTTTACCGTGTTTATTGAGACATTTTCTGCCCGCGTCTTTTCTCCATCCTCCTGAAGCCATAATATTACTCTTTCGGTTTTAGTTTGTTGATTCTGTTAAATAAAAGTTGTTCGCAGGTTTCATGTGTTACTTTAATGTCGTTAAGCTCCTTAATGGCTTGGAGCTTTTGACATGTCTTTTTATGTTCCCTTATTGCCGTCTCAAGAGTCATAGAAGGGATTAAATCGACCTTCGTATGCTCTTTGAGGTGTTGGGCTATTGATTTAGTGCTATTCATTGTTTAATATTCTCCATGCTTTTGCCGCCGTTTGTGGGACAACCCCATTGCCCAAGAGCCTAAGTCTGTCCACCCTGTCGGAAGTCCCATTAGCTGCTCTACCCACGCTGGATTTAATTGTTCTTGGCGCTTCCCATTCGTGTTGAGGTTCTCCTGGTCGGGCTGGGTACATGCCGCAACTACATCCTCTATGTTCCCCTTCTTCCTGTCCTTCGTTGGATCGTTCCGACTCATAGCTTCGCGTGGCGTGGGCCAATTCTTCACCTTGTTGCTCAACCCCTGCTGTTTGCTGTTCTTGCTCCTTCTGTCGCTGCAATCTGGTGTTGGCCAAGATGAATAACCTTTCTCTGCGATGGCTTGCACCGACTTCCTCCGCACTGAATATTCCTGCGTCAACTGAGTAACCCAATTCCTCCAAGTCTGATTTGACTTCTCTGAGTCCGTTATTAACGTGTCCTCTGACGTTTTCAAAGAAGCACCAAAGAGGTCTAATTGCTCGAATGTGTTCTCTGATGAAAGGCCAGAGGTGCCGGGGGTCTTTGTCTCCAAGCTGCTTTCCTGCGACTGAGAAGGGCTGACAGGGATAACCTCCAATGATTCCGTGAACTCGTCCAGAAAACTGTTTTGCAGGGAAGGTTTTAAGATCCGTCCAGATAGGTGCTGCATCCATTTTACCTTCTTCAATCTTTGCAACCAAGTTCGCTTGAGCGAAGGCTTCGATCTCCACATAGCAGACTGTTCTAGCATTGAGGCCAGCGAGTCGTAATCCAAGCTCGATTCCTCCGTAGCCTGAACAAAATGAAATAATGTTTTGGGTATTATTAACATTACTCATTCCTCGCTCTCTCTAATTTAATTCTCATTTCAGCCCGTGACTTATGCCAGCCTGAAATCGACTGAGATTTGATTGTCCCGTTATTTAAGCTCATCCATGCTTTAGTTCTAAAGCAATTCTTCATCTCGGTCAGATCCATGAAAAGAATTTCATTTGCAAGGGCCAAGTCATCTGGATCGGTAAACCTGACATCTGTCTCGAAAGGCTCCTGCTTTTCGACCGGGATAAAGAAGAAGTGATCAAGTGGTTTGCCCGTCACCCTTTCGACAACCTCACGATAAAGGCGATCCTGGATATAATACCCATGCTCGCCAACGTGCTTGTCGTATGATCCCGAGTCTTCAGCTGTTAGCGTGGCGCAAGTTTTGAGGTCAATCGCGATAGTATCGCCAGCCTCAACCTTTTTGTAATATGATGTGTTCGCTAATGACTCATTTAAGAACTCAGCCAAATGCGCCGAGCAAGATTCAATGAACCCGTCAAGACGAACCTGCAGCATTGTCCATCCAAGATCACATCTGAAAGTCAATTCTGGCTTGATTTCGGCAATCAAGGCCGTTGCAATCTCGCTTTGCTCGACTGAATTATTGACGTAAAATAAGGTTCTCATTTGCTTCTGGGATAAAACTTCTTTGCCGTGTTCTTCGGCAATCGAGTTGAAATTTTCCCAAAAAACAAGCCTTGCTTCCGCTTCTGGCTTGATCGCTGACTTGTATTCATGTCTTGGTTTAGTCGGCTTCTTTGGAGCGTCAACGGGTTCAATCATGTATCGCTTTTCAAACTCTCCTTGACCTTCCAGAATCAGGCAATGACCCGCGCCTCCAAAGGTGAAATAGTCCTTTGCTTTCGGTTCTTCAATTAAAGTCTTTGTGACAAACTTCTTGTAAAAGAGATACTTGCGCTTGCGAAAATAAGACAGCATTGAATTGCTAATTGCCTTATTTCCGTGATAAATTTCATTCGGTTCATCCTTGATGACTCCGAGCATTGGCGTTTCAGTTGGGTAGTATTTTTGTATTTCCATAATTACTTGTTTAATTTTTATGAATTATTACGTATATTTTCAGATTGTCAA